CACTAAATAGTTTTGTCATGTTTTACTTTTTTTAAGCTGCAACTTTAACTTTCAAACTCCAATTATTATAAGCTTCTAGATAAATAAGAACATCAGTTTCAGGGCTCCCCACAAGAATTGCTTTATTATCGGGAGTTCTAATTTCTAAAGCTTTGCTCTGTTGCAGTATTTTAGTTTTATTATTCCAAGCCAATTAAACTCCTATAAATTTCTAATTAAACCTAGTATACACTTCTTCAGTATTTACTGTAATAATTGACGCCAAGCGTAGCATCACTGCCGCCATCTCTGTAAGCCCTAAATGCCTTTAAGGTCGCTTTTCCGTACAATGTAAACTCAGAACCAGCTATTTTCAAGAAGCCTGTAGTAGCATCAGGATTTACACCATCTATACGAAAACGAATTGGTTGTGCTTCTACAACGAACTCTGCTCTAATTACATCGTCTGGAATTGATGATAAACCAATTACTGCGGTAGTAACGGTTATTTGTTCGTAACCCGCAGGATGCGTTCCCGCTGGATATGTTTCCATTTTTAATTTCCTTTATAAACTAATTATTTCCTATACGCGGGGTTTTTGAATAGAACCCCGCCAAAAACTATCGAAACTAACTAACTAACTTACCGTTTAGGCAGTAGTTATTTGACCATCATAAAGTGGTAGGTAGTAGATTGTACTGCCGACCAATACCTTTAAGGTAGCCGCAGCGGTAGCAAATGTGTTACCCGTTTGGAGTAACTCCCCGCTTCCCGCAGTTAATCCCTGAATACTCATAAGTGTCCCATGTTCATCAAATTCACCTATTGTAGCACCCTGTGCAGACACATGTATGAATGAAACTGGAGTCCCAGTCCCCGCAGATGCGAAGCTTGCTGGGAAGTTCATCTCTACCTCTAGTGCAGCATAGTTACCAGTGGAAATAGCAGACCCGGGCATTGTCATTTCAGCGACAAAAGCCGAACCTAATCCAGTAACAGCACCGTTAGTCTGGAAATCAATCTCCGCTTTCAAAGCGTTAGCCCAACCTCCAAGTGCCACATTGGTTTTCATGTAGAACCTTACCCTACCTCCTGTTTGACCAATGCCAGTTAACTCTGTACTAAACAGTACAGGCTCGTAACTTGTGCCAGACGTAGAGTCGTTAGTAACGTGTACTTCATAAACTTTACTTGTTTCAGAAGTATGTTCTAAAGGTGTTCCAGATGTTCCTAATGCCAACTTTAACAGCCCTGCATTAGTTATCGTCGCGTCCCCGCTAATTGAAACAGATGTGATTGTAGTGGCATTACCCACAAGAATCTTACCGTCACCAGAAGCATCCAACGCAGCACCAACACTAGAACTATTGCCTACCAAAACGCTACCCTCTGCGAGAGCTATTTCAGAAACAGCAACATCACCAATTAAGTTGAATGAAGCGGCAGCAGTAGTGCCTACATTTTCGTAAAGACCTTTGACCCCCGTAGCGGCATCGGTCTTAACAAACAATGCTCCTTTAGCGTACCCTGCCCCCGTGGGAACAGTTAGTCCGCTGACTTTTAACACGTGTCCTACATTATCGTATTCAAGAACTCTGATAGCAATACTATTAATGCGTCTCCACTGCCCTACAAGCTTAATTGCTCTATTAAATACTTTCATGTTTTAACCTCCTTAAATAAATATTTTCAACATAAAGGAAGTCTATCTGAGTCCCCCTCTGAAATAAACCGGAGGGGGAGGATTAACGTTCCCTTACCTCTGTACCAAAGTAACTATTATTAGTAGCTACTTACATCTTGCTGGAGTCTAACCATCAAGAGTGCGCCGTCATCAAATGTCTCGGTACCGACACCGATTATGCCCTTAGATAGGTCGGCAAATCCCTTTTCCTTATCGGAAACTTTTAAGTCCATAAACTGTAGCACTAAATCAATAGCACCGCGGATCATAAACACAGATTCCTGAATTTGAAGGCTCCAAGCATCTGTTAAGTCTGAAAGATCTTCAGAAACAGAAATATCTCCGAACCCTGTGAATAACATTCCTTCAGCAGAGGTACAAGAGATTCTTCGTTTTCTACTAAGCAAGAAACGATCTCTAGCAGCTAACTGGATGTATTCAGTTCCTACGGCTCCGTTAGTAACAGCTAAAGTCAAATTTGCTCTCGAATTGGCTACGCCAGCACCAATATGGACATGACCTGCCGTAGCAATTGTGTCCTTAAAGGTAAACGTAACACCTGAAATTACAACAGTATCGCCATCAGTTGGCTTTGTTGCAATTGTTAGTGTTGCTGACCAAGGTAGATTGTTGTTCTGCACAACAGTCCATCCCTGCCATGGCCCTACGACGCCATTTTGCAACACTGAGTCTCCTAAACTTGTTTCTCTTTCACTCTTAGCTCTACGTAACCTAGCAACTGTGCGGGGCCCTAAGACCGCAGCACGTAACGAAGTTTCATAAGGAGCATCAAAAGCACCAAGCTTTCCTTCTGCTTCTTCCAATATGTCCAAAATGTTCACCGAGGAAACGTCCACGGGAGCATTAGAAATATTATGTTTAGCATTGGAGATCTCACTAAGGAAAATTTGTTCGACCCTGTTGGACAATCCACGTCTAATAGACATTAAGGAATGTTCAAGAAGATTATAGGGAGTTTGCTTTTCTTCAGTTACATCTATATCCTCAGCAGCATACTCAAAAGTATCGACTGTCAAGGTTTGTTTTGTAGCTGTTTTAGTCTCAAATGAAATATCACTATGAGGCGTGTAAGTCCCTACTTGTGGATGAGTTAAGATCGGCCTGTGGGCCTTGTATCCGTTCTCACTTATAAGTTGTTCGAGTGTTTGGTTAGCAAGATATACCGCAGTATTCATTACAAATAGATCTGCTTGTAAATCTCCCCAAAACTCAAGTCTTGCATCATTCATACAAATAAACTTTCTTTAAATAAATTAATTTAACTGAATTTAGAGGGGAGAAATTATAGTTACAGGCCTTGTGTTTTCATATAAGCCGCTCTGGCGGCTTTCGTTTTATTCCAATCATTCACACCTTCCTTAGTACCAAAATTAAAGTTGGCAGGATCCAACGGTTTAGACAAATCCACATTACCCGAATAAGAACCTTCATTTCCACGTTTAGGACTAGCAGCTTTTATGCGCTCGTCTTTATTAAATTGCTCTACTCGAAAAACGACATAAGGCAACTTAAACGCTTCCCTCACAGATAACCCTTTGGCTTTGGCTAGTTCCTTGACCTCTGTTTCGATTTCCTCTGGTAGATTAAGATCTTTTAAATCTCTTTCTTCCATGACCTCTGAAACCTTTTGACTAACGACACTAGTTAAATCAGCAGAATCACCTTTATTTTCGGGCTTTGCCCCGCCATCATCTTGTGGTGGCTTTTGTTCAGCAGTTTTAGCCTCGGCACGGCCGCGCCATTTTATCTTTTGCTTAATAGCACCGGACAATTTAGAACGACTTTCCTTTTCACGCGTAACGAATTTGTCAAGAAGGTCGCCTTCAAGTTCGGGATCTATTCCCATACTTTCGGCAAGTTGCCCTCTTAAATCTTCGTCTTTAACTTCTGCTAGAGCCTCCTGTTCAGCTTTTTGCTCCTCGGGAGACATTTCGAGGTTTTCGTCTTTGTTTTTTTCGTCCATAGGACTTCTTTCTTTTGCCCATTTGGGCTAATTTTTTAGATAACTAATTAAAAATTCTATTTTTCTTCGTAAATCACGTGACCACAACTGGGACATGTTATTCCGGGCCTAATTTCTTTCATTACCACCCCGTATCCTTTACCCTTTTTTATTATAAAATTCTCGGCTAAGGTTTTAAAACCTTCACCGTGTATTTCCAATGTATATTTTCGTACCTCACTTTTACCTCTATAAACTACAGCCGTATTATAACTACTCTCGACTTCTTTTTGAGGTTCCTCTACTTCTTCTCGAGGTTCTTCGACTTCTTCTTGAAGTTTCTTATCAGATTTCTTGTTAGATTTTTTATCCATGTTTATGTTCTTTCAAATTTAGTATATCATACAAAATCAAATAATTATATTACTTCGTTTTCGTCTTTTTTAACTAGAACAAGTATGTCAGATAATTGTTGGGCAGTTATATTTTCAGGTAATTCTTCTCGAGAAAGAGAGTAGAGTACAAACTCAATTTTCTCCTGTAATACAGTTCTAAACTCATCGTTCATTTTTTGCTTAATATCTATCACATCTTTATATTCAATTTTAAGCTTGTCCCAAGCAACCTTAAATTCTTCTTCATCCTCTATAACAAATTTACCAACACCACTTACATTAGACACTATTGCTTTCCCATGTTCGTCCTTAGTAGCGTGCGATCTTGCTAATTCAACACGTTTTCTATCATACTCTTGAAATTCTTTGGAAGATTCCTGTGCTTTTACTAAAGCAATAACCTCGTCTTTTAATATAGAAATATTACGGGCGATCACATAAGAAAAACGGGGGCCAGACAAATCTCCAACATTGCGGAGACCAATGTTCAAAGTAAGTACTTCTTCTTTGGTTAATGTTATTTTTGGCATGGCGAAATTATATCAAAATCCATACTTTTTTGCAATTTTTTCCTTCTTAATGTTACGTTTTCGTTTCATTTTCTCTCTTGGATCCGGATTTTGAGCACGATTTACTGCATTTTGGAAAAATCTCTTAAGTTGTGCTTTTGTAGCTTCATTGGCCATGATTAAATACCATACCGATCTTTTTTACCTTGTATCACTTCAAGAGGATAATCAACTTTCTCTCTAAAATCAATTATTGGGCCAAATATTTTCTCTAACACATCTACCGCCATAGCCCTCGCCCTAACAGTTTCTCCCGCCTTTTCATTAGACATATCCTTTAAACTATCAATAGAATCTAATTTAGCCATCTCATCTAAAACATATTTTTGGAATTCTTGAAAAACATTATCATTTCGCAACCTTTTTATAAGTTCATCTGAAAGCATGGGTATATTATACATCATAAACCATAATTTTTACTTACTTCATTTTTTCTTTTATCGCGCCTATAACGCGAAACAGCTAAACTATAATCATCCATTGGAGCTTCGGCAATTTCTAATTGCATGGCAGCGCTGTCAAGCGTGTCATCATGCGCCCCTTTTGGAAACACAACCATCTCTACTTCCAAATCTTTACATTCCCCTTCAATATGATAAACACTTCCACTAGAATATCTCGGAATCAAACCTCTAATTCTAACCTCTTTTTGAGTCTTAGTGTGTTTCAAGGGAATTACATTTGGAAATTTATTTCTTTTTCTACATTCAGCTTTAAAGAAAGGCTCTAGCACTTTTAAATAAACTGTTTCTTCAATTCCTATCTTTTCAAAATTCTCATCGTGTAACCTAAAAATATACTTCATAAGATCATCTGAACCGAAATGAACTCGCATAGCTTTTAAATTCCAATTATTCTGTGGATCTACATAATTTCTAACAATGCCCGAAAAATCATTTTCCTTTTCCTTCCCTCCGGGATCTATCGTGGCAAATTTACGAGTATTAAGTGCGTCAACTTTTTCCCAACTTCTATATTTATTCCACTTACTTTTAAATTCTTGGTGTTCGGAGGAAATGGGATTTCCTTGATATAACGCTGAGAACTCATAGGGTCCTAAAGAGTTTTCAGTAACCCTCAGATTTTCTATAGGAAATCTATCGGGCCAAAGTGCATCTCCTTTTTTTCTATAAGGTTCGTCTTTTATTGCAATAGCCGGGAAAGTTATCCGAGTCCATTTATCGTAAAATTCTTCACCCTCAATTTTTTGTTTTTCCTCATGTGCTAATAAACGCCCCACTAAATCATCTGTGTGCCACCTAGTATTAATAACAATAATCGCAGTTCCACCCTCTCTACGAGTATAAAACGTTGACCTGTACCAATTCCACCTAGATTCTCTAATAGTTTCTGAATCAGCTTCTTCTCTATTCTTGAACGGGTCATCAATTATACCTATTTTAAAACCTTTACCAGTAATAGAGCCCCCAATACCAACCGCAGTATACCCGCCACCCTTTCCGGTCATCCACCGACCTTTAGCTTTTGTATCTGCTCGAAGTCTTGCCGCAAAAATATCCTTATAAGATGGGGATTGCATTATATCTCTAGTACCTTGTCCAAATTCAGTAGCCAATTCACTAGAATAAGAAGAAACAATAATAGGCCAATCGGGATAATGCCCTAAAACCCAAGCTGGGAATTTCTTAGTGGCGAGTTCTGACTTGCCGTGTCTGGGGGGGCAATCCAAAATTATTCTTACATCTCTCCCTTCTTCCACTTCCTTAAGAGCATTTTGAAGTATAGCGGCCACGGTTTCATGGAACCATGTATCCTGATAAGCGGAATCTGTGGCTATAGCAAAATCAATTAGATTTTTTTTCGCTTGATGTATTACCAGTGTTCTCTTTTCTTCTGGCGATACGATCTGCGATTTTGTCGACTTGGTCATCACTAAAAGTATTTAAAGGCTCATCACCGGAAGTGATATCGCTTTTCTCACGCATATTATGATTACTAGATAATATTAACTTGGCTATTGTAGAATTATAAGTACCTTCTAAACCACACTCAAGTAACCTCTGTTTTTGCTCTGCGATTATTGTATCCATTGCGACCCTGAATTCTGGATATAATCTGCCCCAATCCTCTAGTGTGCTCGGAGCTTTTTTAAGGAATTTGGCGTATCCTTCTATAGTAGGGAGTTTTACCTTGAGAACACTTTTATACATAACATACCCTTTTTCCTCATTCTGTTGAACTACCTGTTTCTCAAAATCATCCTTACAGATTTTTAAATAATCTTTAAATCTTTGTCCGGAGTAAACCTTTTTATATGTTGTTTTATTTCCTGAATTTTTATTTCCCATATTATTTTCCTCTTTTAGTTTTGTAAATTACCATACTCAAATTATACACCAATTATGGTTCTAACCGCTTTCTGACTAATTCTTCTTTTCGTTCTTCCAAAGTTTTTACAGTTCTCGGCTTTCTAAAGCCATATTCCTTAAAGATTTTCTTTTTCAACGCATCTCTAGAACTAGATTTCAATTTTTCTTTGCTACCATCCGACAATTCCTTATATTCCTGAGTCTTGCGAACTTCGTCAAACCAAATATTGTAAGCTCTATTATAGTTATTATTTGCTTCTTTAAACTTTTCTTCACCAACTTTTTCTTTAAATTGTTTCATTTCCTCACTAGTACTAGACTCCCAATTACTTCCATACTTATAAGTTGATACACTCAAACCAAGAAACTCCGAAATGGTAGTAGCGAAAATCACTTCAAATTTTTCGTCTTTAACATCACCTATCGCCTGTAAAGATAAGGGGGTAACCGAATTTGTTATAGACTTTTCGATATTAAAAGGTTCCCCACCAAACATTTCTCCCCTGTAATAATCTCGTATAATAGATGCTACAGGCGCTAATTTATTTGAAAAAACTCCATCTATAAATAAATCAAAAGCATCCTGCTGACCATACTCTCCTGCTGTTAAATTAGTCCACCTACCTGTAGACGCCTTTTTCCAAACTCCCCACTCCCCATTATGTTTTGTTGGCATAAGTCTCGCGGCCAACCTAGCAAGAGAACTCATACCACCAGTAATATCAACCCACTTTCCAAATATCTTCAATCTTCCGAAATTGGTACTTCTAGGATCCTCGTCAACAGAATCCGGATCTAAGAATTTTGCAAGCATAAAAATAGT